CGTAAATACCTTTAAGTGTTCCAGCCTGTTCTTCTGCCTGCTTGATCACATCTGCATTGTTACTCATCCCAGCAAGTGCGTTGAGTGCGCTCCCAGTTCCGACTTTGTTTTCAGCAAGCAAACGCATGGCATCATTAGCGCTGATCGCTGTGTTGTTTACCAGATTTAATCGATCAGCCAAAGCTTGGTAAACAGGCAGGCCCATCGCTGCGAGCGCTGCGAAATCATCCTTGGAAGCTTGACCCGTGCGGGTCATGTTCTGAGCGACTTCCCCTAATTTGTTAAAGACATCCGTGGCACCCGAACCAGCAACCAAACTAGTGCGCCCGAAGCTTTCAATCATCGTGGCAGCATCTTTACCCGAGACCCCGAGGCCGAGGAACCCGGTAGCTAGCTTGCCGACTGCATCTTGAGCGATGCGCCCCTGATCAGCGATCTCGCCCATCACGCCACCAAGACGCTCGGCATTGGCTTCGCCAGCGAGCCCTTTGATTCGGGTCAGGATCTCTTCGGTGTTGGCAAAAGCCATCACCGCTCGGTCGTAGATTTTGTACACACCATAAGAGGCGAGAGCGCCCCCGATCGCGGTGACCGGGTTCATGATGAGGTTGGTTACGCTTTTAAAAATAGATGAGGCAGCGGACTTGATTTTGGTTTCGACATGGGTGAGGAACGATGCGAGCTTGCTCTTCGCTTGCGATTCCTTGGCGGCATCGCCACCACCCACTGGAGCTTGCCCGCCTTGCGTGAGAAGTTTCAAAGCATCCTTGCCTGAGATCGCACCCGAGGCGATCCGCTTCATGACTTCTGCGGTTGTTACTGCTTTACCTTCAACCTTGGAAAGTTCCTTGGCCATCGCATCGAACGCTTTCACGCCCATGCTTTCCAGCGCTTGTATATCTTTGAGTAAGACCTTATCCGACTCGCCGATCTTTCCGAGGATGCCAGCGAAAGCCTTGCTCGCTTCGCCTGCGTTCTTGGCAAACTTACCTATACCTTTACCGAACTTGTCCAGGGTGCTGGTAATCGTGTCCGCATCGAGGCCGAGCTTCTTGAGCGAGACCGCAAAGGCGAGAGCATCATCTGCTCCGAGCTTTGAAGTCTTGGCGAACTTGTGCAAGGCGTCGCCCATGACCCCGGCGACATCATCATCGAAATGCTTGGAGGCCTCTGAGGTCACTGCCTCAAGACTTCCCATGTCCTCTTTGACTTTGTCGAGATTGGTGATGAAGTCGGTGATCGACAGGCCCATCGAAACATTCAATGATCCGATAGTTTTTGCCATCATCGACTCCTAGGTTTTCTTAGTGCCCATCGCTGTCGCCCACGCCTTGAGCCCTGCGAAGTTGTCAACCTTCTTGTTTTCACCGTACCAGTCCGGGATAAAATCCTTTACCTCGAGCACCTTCGACTCTGCACCCCGCCACACATTCGCTGTTGTGCTGCACACCTGCGCTGCATGAATGTCGGCACGGTCTGCGTCAAGTGGCTCGATCGTTGAGAAAGCCATCCACTCGGTCAACTCCTGGGCGTCCATGCCATCTAGGAGTTCACCGACGGTCTTCTTCAAGTGCCCAGCAAGACGGAATAGAAACCGCCTCCCCGGACGCTCGATTAGTTTTTTCTTGCTTCCTCGACTGCACCGCCACTCATGCCGTTATGACGGGCACACGCATCGAAGAGGATGCCAACAAGAGGCGCAGGCATCTCGCCCACAGCTTCGACCTCGGCATCGGTAAAGATTCGCTTGCCTTGATCATCAGCGATAGACCTCACCACCAGCTTGGCTCGAATGTTCGTCAGGTTACCTGACTTTGAGCCCGCACTGATTTCGCTTTCAAGTTGATCACGCTCACGGGAGCTAATCACTCGGAGGAACACTTTGCCACCGAGCTCGGGGATCTCGATCTCCCCGAGCTTGTATGCACTGCCTGCACTTAATAACTTTTGCTTATCTAAAATGAGAAACTCCTTAATCTAATGCGTAGGTTATTTTGCCTACTGGTTTAACGCCCACGGTTGCTTTCACCGTGTTGTCGCCCGTTGCAACGCCATCGACTTGAAACTTCGTCACGATGCCATCGAAAGAAATAGTCGAGGTATCGGCGAGGGTTATCACGCAAGCTTTAGCTTCGCCGTAATCTTCGATGTAAGCGCTGATCGTGCCGAGTGCTGCGGAGCCAACGCCCACGATTGCGGTTGCTGACATTTCGCCACCATCGATCAGACCGCCAGCGTATTCCTTCGCATGGTCTGGGCTCAAAAGGTTGGTGATGTCCACGGTGCCACGGGTCGCACTGGGTGGTGTGATATCGGTCACGCCGGTGAGGGTGGTGCCGCCGATCGAGATTGCCGTGCCTTGGGTCAGTACTGCTGCCATAACTAAGACTCCCTATAGATGATGGAAAAATCCAAAGACGAATGATAAAACACGGTGTCCGAGCCTTCAAAAAACTCGGGCTGGTCTTGCTCATCACTCACGCTAACACCGAGAACGACCACCCCGGAAGAGGTGCCGCGAAAGTTGTCCATCACGATTCGCATTTGATTCATGATGGTTTCGACTTCCGATTGTGTTGTTGCGATTACATCGCACTGCATTCGCACTTCAGGCACCTTGGTGTTGCCGCTGTCGAGCGTGGCCGAGCGCACCGTGCTGATGCGGTGGTAGACGATATAAGGAAGAACGGGCTTTTGTGGTGCTCTGCCCGGATAGATGCGGGTGCCCACATAACCTGCCATCGTAGCATCGTCGATCAGTCGGGCTCGAAGGGCTTTGCTAGCACTCATGATGCGCCCCTTTCCACGCCATCGGCGAGAATGTCACCCATGACTTTAATAACGCGATCTTTTGTTTCATCATATGCAGGCCTCAAGAAAGGTTGTGGCCTTGCGCCTGGATGATTCGCACCCTGCGCTTTTCGCACAGCACCCTTGCGACCGAGTAGAGTTTCGTTGGTGAGGTCGCCACTTCCTATCGGATGCGCTGCGGTGCCGTACTCGACAAAGTGAGCGTACTGGGTAGCACTGTTGACCGCTTCGGTGCCGGATCTTGTTTGCTGTCTTTTCTGTGAGCGGTTCATGTGCAGCCTCTTGATCGTTGCTGCGTAACTTCTGCGGAGCGGGCCGATCACTGCGTAGCTGTACTGTGCGTTTTTCTGAAGTACGATTTTCTTTCTTAGTCCCAAAGAGTTTGCAAGGTGACCGCTCTTTCTTTTTGCTTTCTGTCGTGCAGCCTGAAGAATGATTTCGCCACCAGCTTCCAAAGCGTCGGCAAGGGCAACCCGCTTGATATACTTATCAATGTGTTCCATGTTTTTGAGGATGCCTTCTAATGCACCAGCTTCGATGAATATCTTGCTTCCTCGTTTGCCTGCCGTGGATGTTGATCGTGGTCTTCCCATTACGCACCCCTTTCAACCGCATCAATCTCGAGCTCCCATGAGCCCTCGTCAATGTTTCTAATGCTGACGATTTCAAGCGTGCGGTTTCCCATCGAGATGCGATCGCCGTGAAGGATGCCATCTTTAAAACGCACACGCACACGATGCGAGATCGAAGCCTGCCTCGCCATGCCCTGCTCTTGCTCCCTGCCTGAGAGCGGTCGAACACTCGCCCAGGTCGTGTAGTAGGTATTCCATGAGCGGGTCACCTGACCGTAATCATCAACGGTGGTTGATTCATCACGCTGAAAGCTTATTCTCTGTGTTAATTCGCCTGCTTTGAGCATTAGTTAACAATGCCTCGACTGAACATTTTGACGATGTTATCGACGGCGTAGGGCACTTCGTAGCCCTGCGCTTCTCCTACGGTCTCGCGCTGGTTGTACCAGTGCGCCACCAGCATCTTGATCGCTTGCTTTAATATCGCTGGGACTTCGTTAGCGTTGCCGCAACCTGCGACATAAGTCACCACGATCGAGTTGTAATCGTCTAAGTAATCAGGCCAATCCTCATCGTAGGCGGGCATAACACGGGCAGGGTTAGCCGTGATGTCAACCTGATAAAGTTCGTCATCCCAAGTTTGAAGGTTGCCATCGAGGTCGTAATATTGGATTGAGCTCACCGATTGCACTGGGCCCTCAAGGTAGAGGATGCCAGAGTCGGGGAAGTCATCGATCGAAAGCGCAAGAGTCTGCGTCACCATTTTATGGCTAGCCATCTGCTCGAGCTGCTGTCGTGCTGCGGTGATGAGCGTATTAATTAGAGCGTCATCGTCGTTGCCATCGATGCGCGAGTGGAGCTTCATCTCTGCAAGGGTGATCGGTTCCGTCGCTGGAGGAGTGACAACTGTCAACATTAGCGTTTCTCTTTTTGTTTTTTCGAGGTTGC